GACTGACTTTCCTAAAAAACCTAAGCAACCATCAAAACCCTCTTTAGTTCTTTTAATATTACAATTACTGCATAATTCTTTTTCATATCCATCTAAGTAATTACCCATATCTATTGTTTTAGTTAATACTGTTTTATTTTAGATATTGCATATCCTAACAAACCACCTCTTTGCTCCACCCATTCTTCTTTTGTTCCACATACATCACAAATATATGTAAAGTGTTTATGCTCGTTTCCACTATATAGTTCATACTTATATGCTTCAAATTTGTCATCTATGTAATCTGATGGTATTATGATTTTAGTTGGTATATTTTTAGAATTCCTATTCCATTTATGAAATCCAAAAAAACATAATATTTTTTTCATATCTATTGTTTTAGTTCTTTAATTTCAAAGTAAGATGATATGTTACCGCAGGTTTTACACTCTAATTTATCACAGTCTTTAGGATAGATTGCTATCCATATAAAAGAGCATAAATCACACTTAACTTTATTTACAATCCAAGACATATCTATTGTTTTAGTTCTTTAATTCTTTGTATTATATATTCTACTGACATAATATCATCACCCATATACCCATCACAAACCTTGTGTAATTCCTCAATGACTCTTTTGTTAGCGTATTCTTTTGCATACAATTCCATACATACAAATATCTTATCCATACTTACATGTTGTGATGTATGCCCAAAGTGGTCTTTGTAAAATTCTTTTGCTGTCATAATAATGTTATTAATTTTAATATAGTATCCAAAGAAATATTGCTTTTATTATTTTTTAACCTGTGTATTGAAGCCCTTGATATATTAGATTTTACTGACACTTCTGTCAAATTTAATCCCGTATTTATCTTGATATAATTGACTAGAGATTTAGTGTCAGATATTACATTAATAAATCCTTGTATATCTTCTTTTGTAAGATTCGTAATTTTATCTCCATTAAGGATAGTTCTAGTACTGCCATTAAATATGTCTGGATTAACTTTTCTATACTCACATATCCAATACTGCTCCCTTTCGTGTAGGGTGTCAAGTTCTAAATCTTCCTCTATCACATCAATAAAAGGAGATAAGCCTTTGTTATTTAATTCTTCCACCCACGTATTTACAAGCTCATTATGAGATGACTGTCTTAAATGTTTTAAAGGCCTACTCCTTCCTACTGTTGTTTTACCTACATACATATAGGTATCGTTTCTTGGGTCTCTAAGACCATATATAATATTGTTTTTCATAATACAAATATACAATAATTATTCATATAAAACACTGTTTTTGTTTCATATTAGATACACTTCAAGTTCTATAAGGTCACAATCTGTGACTGGTTATCGTTTTGTTGCAATCAACAATTCGTTATTCAAAGAGGGTACAATTTGTACCTTAGTTATACTTAAAAGTTTTGTCAAGTATTATGTTTCGTTTACTTGACTTTGTGGTATGTCAGTATTTCCGTCTAACCACTTTGTCCAGTTTATTCACGAGAAAACTGGACACATTATATGCATTTACATTCTTTATCATTGGTACCTCTATTATATTTACTTGCATATACTTTAGTCGTATCAGGGAGGCGACCAAACCCCCCTATTACTAATCAGGTGTTAAATTAAACGCTTTATGTAGGTCTTACCCATTTTATTATTAATTAGTTCCTGATATGTTGTTAATCCTGTAAATCCCTATGTAATGATAGTAACTCAACCTTAGCTGCTGCAACCTTACATGCACTACCCTGAGCACTCGCTATTACCTGGAGAATATCTTCTATCCTTTTTGCTATTTCCAGCCTTATATCCTCTCTTAATTCTTGTTCATTCATCTTTTTATTTGTTTGATATGGACAATTAGCACATCCATTGTTACAACATTTATTTTGTTTTAATAAAAACTCTCTAGATATAGGCTCCATTAAAGAATCTTCATTATCATTCCTGCATTTTCTTTATCTACCTCATAACCCAAGAAAGACGGAACTACATGGTCACAATTATCTTCCTCTAGCCATCCATATTTCTGCATCAAGTCTAATGGAAGTTGAGCTGCATTTATATAATCAAACTTCCTTCTTGAATCTCTAATGAAGTAAAAAGCTATCTTATATGGCTTCTCTTTACCTTTAAGAAGACTTAGAAACTCATTTTTCTTAGCTAGGTACTCATTTTTAGTGTTCTTAACATACCTTTGTGCTGTCTTAGAGTACACCAAGAACTTTCCAGTCCATTGTTTACTATTTTTGGAGCTAGAGACGTTACCTGATATCCATATTTCATTATTCATCTAATGGCTTTTTCTTAATTGTATCAATACCAAAATGTCTACTATATTCTTTTCTTGGAATTAATATTAGTTTAGATTGATTGTCATCTCCTCCCATTACTACCTTAAGATTGTCTATATTCTTTTTAATGAGAGTTTTTAATTTATCTACCTCCATCATCCATACGTTATTAGAGGATATATTAGGCATATAATACACCCACCAATCAGATTTAGTGACAGATAAACCAGATTTATTCCCTTTGAATGAAATTTCAATAGCAATATTACCTGTATCTCTATCGTCAGAGACATAATCATCTGTTTTCACCTCAAACATAAGGTTTTTATCAACTTTTGGAGAGTACATTATCAAATCATAATCAGAATTCTTACCATCTTTTTCTAAGCCATCAATGATTTCCATACCCTGCATAGCAAGATATAACGCTATAATCTTCTCTCCATTCTCCCCGAACTTTCTATCCTTTTCAACCTTTTCATTTCTCCATGTTTCCATACTGCAAATATATGTTTTTTATTAATGTAACTATTAAATGTTAATAACTAGTAAGGCAATCTATCTGAGTCTATTTTGTTGACTAAATCATCTAAAGGATACTCTCCATTTTCATAGAATCTACCCGATGGCCTATGATAGTTAAACGAAATAGGAGCTCCTGTCGGTATACCTACAAGCTTCTGAAACTTAATCTTCTGCACATGAATATGCGAAGTAGTGTCTCTAGGGTCTTTAGGGTTAGGCCTATGGACTGTTATAATGTTATCAGCCTTATTGTACCAGTTAGCCCCTCCTGAAATCCTATATGCCGTTGGAACCTCATTATCCATTGTGTTAGTACCTGCTGCACTCCTCATTGTAATAGGGTGAGCAACAACCATAAATTTAACATCATTAGCCTTAGTGAATCTTCTAATCTTATTAAGAGTATTAGCAACATGATTAGCCTCAGACATTCCAGAGTAATCGTGGTCTAATTGATTGTAGGGGTCAATTATAACTCCTTTAATCCCTTTAGTCCTAACAAGGTATTGGAACCTCTCTAATACATTATCTAAACTAAAGCTATCCTCTGGGTATACTGCAAAGAAATGTTTATTAACAAACTTCATTCCTGCATCATACTCATTAATATTCATCCTGCTATCAGCATCAATATCAGATGTTGAACCTACATACATCTCAATAAGAGTTTCATACAACTCATTGATTGGATAATTCTCTGGAGAAAACACACCCCATTTCCATCCGTAAAGAATGGATGAGTTAATCATAATCTGAAAGCAAAAAGATGTTTTACCGTGACTTGGTATTCCTGTAAATACATCAAATTCAGCAGCCCTAAGTGAGTAATGTCCATCAAGACTTGGATACCCAGTAGTTAACCCCTTCTCTTTCCCGTTATGATATGAATCCCATAGCATTTCCTCTACTGAATCAACACCAAACACTCCCTCAATAGGATAAGCTCTAGCGTTTTCGTAACACTCATAAAGCCTTTCTTGGCCATGCTTAACTAAAACGTCATTAGCATCCTTACAATCCTCTGGAAAGTCTATAATCCAAACCCTATCTCTACCAAGTCTTCTGCTAAGCTCTTCTAATAATCTTCTTCCATTAGCATCATTATCTACTGCAATGAATATTTTAGTTTTATTCTCAAAGTATTTGTAGCAATTATCTAGGTAAGAGAATTTAGCTTCAACATTCTTAGCATTAGCATTTGGAGCTCCATCAGGAACTGATACACAGAAATCTAACCCTAGAGCATCAAAAGAAAGTTTATCAAATTCCCCTTCTACTATAATAACATGCTCTTTCTCTTTAATATCATCTAAACCATAGAAAACCTTTTCAGCACCAGCTACTTGTTTAAAGTTCTTATTTCTATCTCTATACTTAACATTCACACATTCACCATCTCTGAAGTAGTTGAATCTGATAGTGTTTGCCTCCCCTTGTACTTGAGGCATGTATACCTTCTCTTCTGTTATCTTATTTTTAATAACAACTTCCTGGGGTATACCTCTACTTTTAAAATACTTAAGCATTGCATCTGATACATCTGACTTATTGTATTTAGGTTTATTATATTTTATATACTTTTCTCTCATTTTTTTCTCTTCTACTACTTTTCCTGACCATTCGCAATGATGACATACAAACACTCCATTCTCTGTATTTACAGATAAACATGGCTCTGTCTTTTTCTTCCTAGAGGTAGAACATTTAGGGCAGATGGCTTTTATTTCATGTGTCCACCTACCCTTATATTCTATACCATAATCGTATAATTGTGCTTTTGTTATCATTCAAACATTTGTTTATGTTCATTTCCCGATATATTATCAAAATTAACTTCATTTGTTCCAGTTTTAGAAACTATTTCATCCTCCCATCCCTTATTTCTTAGGAATGTATCAGGATTTTTTCTGTACTGTTTATCAGGTCTATGCAATTTATAATTAGGTATGTAATCCATACAATTTTTCTTATCCTTACTCGACAGAGAGTTCCATAATGATAGTGACTTCTCTCTACCTACTCTCTTATCATATTCTTCCCAGAATTTATCGAATCCTTTATTGTCAATAACTTTCTTTGTTACTATTTTGGTAGGACTTGTCCCACCAGTTTTCTTCTCATTACCCCATCTTATATTAGCTTTTTTTCTATTTTGTTCTGTTTTCACATCTCTTTTAGCAAGCCTTTTGTTCAGGGAATTAGACCAGAAAGTTTCTCCATCTGATTCAAATAGTTCAAAATCATCTATGCATTCCTTGACAAATTCTTTGATTGTCTCAGGGTTGCTGCATGTTCTTTTGGCTAACACCGCCCATGTAGATTTCTTAGATATAATTAACTTATATCCTTCTTCCATAGATAGAGTTTCTATAATAATCCAATAGAACCCGTACCCTTCAGCCCCATAGACTGAGAGTAGGGTTTCTATCTTCATATCACTAAACGCTATCGTATCATGAGGGAACCAATACGACTTTGTTTTTGCCATTCTTAAAAGCCTAAGTCATCCTTAGTAGTAGCTACGGCCTCAGTTTTAGATGGAGCCGCCTTTCCAGACTCTCTCCATTCTGAAGCAGCTACCGCAAAGTATTTCTTACCTGTTTTGCTTTCGTTTTTCCACATAGCCAGATTCATCTTAACACCATCCTTGTCGTAGAATGTTCCCGTAAAATCAGGGTGTTTATCAGACTCTTTGTTTTCATTTGTGAACATCGCTCCCGTGTTCGGTTTGTTTTCGTATGCCATTGTATTTGTTTTTGACATTATGCTTACTCTAATATTGGTTTTCAGCGTCCCCAGTTTTTCTAATCTTGTTGTACATTATCTTAACTTCTCTTTTTCCAAATCCAGTGATATGATATATAGCTGAGACACCATTACCGCCCCCTCTCATCATCTCTATCAGTCTTTTATCCTTTAGAGCCTTCATACCATGTTGTAGAGTGTTATCGCCTAAAGGGATATCTCTTCTTACATCTTTCTTTGTGAACGTCTCTGAGTGGTATGCATATAATAATATATGTACTACCGAGTATGAGACATTAATTCTGTCTGATGTTTCTTTTTGGAACTTTCTAAAATATTTTAAATTCATGACTCAACGTAAATTCTTTCAGCATCAGCACCTGTACAAATCAATCCCTCATATTCATACAGAACATCATCTACTGGAGTCCAATCATCACCATTTATCTTGATATCACCTTTAAGGTATAATCTATTGCCTTTAAGCTCAACTCCATCATGTTTCCATAAGATATTACCAGCCCCTTTATAAGACAGAGGGACTACAGTACCTTTAGTTTTATGGAGAAAGAAGTGAAGAGTTACATAATTTCTACTCTCAACTCCTGCTAATTGATTCAATTGCTTAATGATAGTATTAGCCTTAGAAGAATAATCTAAAACATTATTAATACTTTTAATACCATGAAGCACTGTAGCATGAGATGTAGTTGGAGAGCCCCCTAATCTTATGTATTCTCTATATATCAATGTTGAGGAACCATTATACTCTCCGTAATAATTAGCATACCACCATAAATGATGTCTAGCACTAACCATCTCTCTCTTTCTTGATTTAGATAATAACTGCTCCAATGTAATCTCAAAGTATTCAGCCATATACACTGACAATTGTTGCATTGATATTTCTTTTGTTACTGTTCGTTTCATTATAGTAATCCTTTAAAATAATAATCATCTATGCTACTACTTTTATCTATAAAGAATTCTTTATATTTATTTAATAGTGCATTATTCTTTAATCTTCCTGCTCCAATGAATTCATCACTT